ACCAAAACTTGCAAGCCTATCAAATGAACTTAGTGGTCAGGTATCCTCTCTAGATTTACTATCCGCGTCTTATGATGTAGCGTCTGCTGGCTTTGGTGAGGTGGCAGAACTTTCAGATGTTCTTAAAGCATCACAGCAGGGCGCAACTGGTGGATTTTCTGATTTAGCTACTGTAGCTGATGCTACTACCTCTGTTCTTAATGCTTATGGTTTGAGTTCAGAAAAAGCAGCTAAATTGGTAGATGGATTTATACAGACACAGAATGATGGTAAAATTGTTGTTGACCAATATGCACAACAGATAGGTCGTCTTGCACCTATAGCGGCTGGTGCTGGTGTTGGAATAGATGAACTTAATGCTGCAATATCTACTGTCACTGCAACTGGTGTTCCTGTTGAATCAACCTTTGCTGGACTACGACAAGTTATTGCTGCGATACAAAAGCCAACAAGTGAGGCATCAAAAGCGGCTGAAAAATTAGGGATTGATTTTAGTGCTACCGCTTTAAGTACAAAAGGTTTAGGAGGTGTTTTAGAAGAGCTTGTTGCAAAAGGTGGTGCTAGTGAAGAAACACTTGCACAGTTTTTTGGATCTGTTGAGGCAAGAACAGCAATATTACCGTTGTTAAACGACCAGTTAGTTTCTTTCAATAAAAATTTAGAAAATCAAGCCAATGCTCAAGGCACTGCTGCTCAAGCTGCTTTTACTGCATCAAACACAATTCAAGGACAATTAACAAGACTGGGAACAGCATTTACAAATCTTGTATCTGATGGTTCAGAATTTGGTGTAATTATTAGAGAAGTATTTAAAGTTGCCGCTGTTACTGTCGAAGCATTAGGGGCTGCTTTTAAACTGGTTCTTGCTCCTGTTAGAGCTATTTCTGCTGCTGTCAATGAAGTAGGTAAAGCAATCGCAGAAGCTATAGGTATTGATGCAACAAGTGTTGTATTTGATTTAGAACAAAGTTGGATAGCCGTTAAAGAAGGTGTCACTGCATTTTCAGATAGCGTTATCAAACTTGGCACTGATGTAGGCACAATTATAGGAAATATGGTTGGTTTTATCGTTAAACAATTTAAAACGGTTGTTGATTTTGTAAACAAAAATCCTGTGTTAAAGTTTATTTTTGGCAGAGTAAAATTACCAAAATTAAATGTTGAGTCAGTTGAAGAATTGACGAAAAAAGTTGATGAAACTGCTGTGGCATCAAACAAGATTGTTGAAAGCAATATAACAACTGGAACTCTTTTAGATCAAAATACTGCAAAGGTTAAAACATTCACGACAGAAATTACAAATGCAAAAAATGAAGCAGATGAGCTTAAAGATAAATTTATGGAAATAGGTCAAGGAATTGAAGATGGTATTGTGTCTGGCCTTACTGATGCCGTGATGGGAACAAAAACACTAGCTGAAGCAGCCACAAGTGTTTTAAATAATCTAAAACAGCAACTTATTGAGCTTGCTATACAAAAAGCCGTTTCTGGTATAGGTAATTTTTTTGGTAATGCTTTAGGTGGAATATTTAGTGCTGGTGGTGATAGTGCTGCTCCTTTCATTACAGAGGGTGTTTTTGACATAGGATTTGATACAAGTTTAATAGGTGCTGGTGCCAAAAAATTTGCTAATGGGGGTAGACCTCCTGTTGGTAGACCTTCAATCGTAGGAGAAAGAGGGCCAGAACTTTTTGTTCCTCGTACTGCTGGTACTATTATTCCAAACAATGCAATCGGTGGAGGCAATACAACTAATAATATGATTACTGTAAATGTTGATGCATCTGGTACTTCTGTTCAAGGAAATGGATCTGAAGCAGATCAGTTAGGAGGGCTGATTGCCAGTATTGTTCAATCAACTATAATTGATGAACAAAGGGCTGGGGGTTTATTAAATAGATAATGGCAACATTTCCATCAATAAGTCCCACTTATGGGATGAGAAAAAGAAGTAGACCTAAAGTAAAAGTATCACAGCTTGGAGATGGTTATGAATTTAGGGCTTTATATGGACTTCCTTTATCTCAAGACCCAAAAGTATATGATTTAACTTTTAACGTGTCTGAGACACAGGCAGATATCATAGAAGCTTTTTTGAGAAGTAGAGTAAACGATCAGGCAAGTTTTACATTTACACCTCCAGCAGAGGGATTTACAAAGACAGGTACATATTCGCAAAGTGGAACTACTGTTACAATTACTATTTCAAATCATGGGGTTGCTATTGGTGATATTTTGACGATTGATTACACCTCTGGCTCTGCGACTGATGGAACTTTTGCTGTTGCGTCATCTGCTAATTCAAATACCTTCACTGTTACGGCTGCGGCTAGTGCCACCAATAGTGGAAATGTATCAATAACACTTTCTGGTGCTGGACAATATGTTTGTGATTCTTGGACAAAAACTATTCCATACAATGAAAGAGCCATAATCAATACTACATTCAGGGAGGTTTTTGAACCATAAATGGCAACACCAACTGCTGAACTACAAGAACTTACCAACAAATCCATTATTGAATTATATTCTGTTGAATTAAAAGCAGATGTTCATTATACAAAATCAGCAAAAACAGCTACATATAGTCAATCTTCATCAACTATCACTATCACCCTTAACTCACATGGTTTTTCTGTTGGTTTAATTTTGAGTCTTAATTTCACTTCTGGTAATGGTATTGATGGAGTTTATACGATTCAAACTGTTGATACAAATACTTTTACAGTTACTGGTACAACTTCACAATCAACAAGTGGTAATGTTTCATTTAACGTCAACTCAACAATTACAAATCCTACTGTTTACTTATTCCATGCTGGCAATAATATAAAAGATAGCCTTGATATTGTATGGCAATCAAATACATACACAAGGATTCCTGTAAAAGCAGAGGGTTACAAATATACTGGTAAAGGCAAACTACCTAGACCGACTTTAAGTTTTTCTAATTTACTTGGAACTATAACTGCTATTTTGCAGCTAACGAATCAAACAACAGCTTTTTGTGATCTTGCAGGTGCCAAAGTGACTCGCAGACGTACTCTCAGTAGGTTTCTTGATGCAACAAATTTTCCAAGTAGCGTAAATCCGTATGGAACACCAGATGCCTCATCTGAATTGCCAAAAGAAGTTTATTTTATTGAACGAAAAACCTTAGAAAATAGAAACTTAGTACAATTTGAAATGGTAGGGTCTTTTGATTTGTTTGGAGTTAATGCGCCAAAAAAACTTGTGACAAGAGATGATTTTGCTGGTGTTGGTACGTTTGTAAATGGATAAAATGTCTTGGAAAGAATCTTTTAAAAATTATGCAAAAAAGCAAGCACCTGATGAGGCTTGTGGTTTACTGGCGATCATAAAAGGTAAAGAAACCTTTTGGCCTTGTAAAAATTTAGCAGAAGGAAAATTTGAATTTTTTATACTTGATCCTGATGATTGGGCAGAATGTGAAGATACAGGAGAAATTATTGGCGTAATACATAGTCATCCTGTAGGTGCTGCAACACCTTCAGATACGGACAGGGCGGCTTGTGAGCATTTAGGGTTTCCATATTTTATTTACAGTATTGAACATGATCATTGGGAACAGTTTGAACCTTCTGGATGGAAAGCACCTTCGCTTATTGGTAGGAGATTTATCTGGGGAAAATATGATTGTTGGTCAATAGTAACGGATTGGTTTAAGGAAAGTAAAAATATAAATATTCGGTACTGGCCTAGACCAAAAAGAATTAAAGATTTTATTAATAATCCAGAATTTGAATATGCTTTACCTAAATTAAATTTTCTAAAACAAAAATCCACTGATAATATAAAAATTGCTGATGTTTTGCTTTTTCAATCTGTTACAGGTAATTTAGATCATGTAGCTGTGTATATTGGTGATAACATGATATTAAATCATAATATAAAAGCTTTGAGTTGCAGAGAACCTTTTGACCTAAGATATCAACAAGCACTCAGAGGAGTTTACAGATATGCAGCTTAAAAAAATAAAAGTTTATGGAAGGTTAAGACAGTTTTTAGGTCAATCATATTTTGAAGCTGCTGTAAGATCACCACAGCAAGCTATGAGTTTTCTTATGGCAAATTTTCAAGGCTTGCAAAAACACATGAATGATCAATTTTATAAAATAAAAATGGGGGGAAATGATATTACAGAAGATTATTTATCAATGTCTGGACAGGGTGATATACAAATAATACCAGTTGCATCTGGTGGCTTACCATTTGTTATTGGTGCTGCTGCAATTGGTGGTGGTGCTGCTTTAACTGCTGCTTATGCTACTGGATTTTTAGCAACTCTTGGTACTGCTTTAACAACTGTCGGGGTCTCTATGGTTATAGGTGGGGTAGTAGAAATGATAGCCCCACAACCTTCATTAGGTACACCTTCTATAAGTGATATTGACCCAAGAATTAGAGGTTCTTATTCGTTTAACGGCATCCAAAACGTAAATTCCAGTGGTGTTCCAATACCCATAATTTATGGCCTTGTTTTTAGTGGGTCAATTTTGATATCTTCTGGTGTAGATACTGCACAAATTAAAAAAAGTATAACCTGATGCCTAAATTAGTTGACGATCAATTATTTGGAGGCCAACCTGATGAAAAGGTTGTTGATCCTGATTTAATAGATGGGGGTTTAAGGTCTAAACAGTTTGCAACAGTTGTTGATTTGCTAGGTTATGGTGAAATAGATTCAATATTTGATGAAGGTGGTGCTGGTACTGATACTTTCAGAAAAAATATTTTTTTAGATTCTACTCCACTACAAAACTCTCTGGGTGAAGAAAATTTCCAAAATGTTGAGGTATTTTTTAAAAATGGTACAAGCGATCAAACAGCAATACAAGAAATCAATGCGATAGAAAATACCATCCCTGTTGGTGTTGCTCTAACTAACTCTCCTTTTACTACTACAAAAACAGCAACTTATACTATATCGGCTACTGATGGTTTAGTTGTAAGCGGTGTTACTCTTCAAAAAAATCAAATGCTTGTAACTTTCAGCAGTCCGCATGGATATGCTGTAGATGAAGTTGTACATTGTATTAATACAACAACTTCTTTTAAAAATTTTACAAATAATCCTCAAACACAAAAAATTCTCTCACTTCCTACTACAAGTAGTTTTGTAATAGATACAGATTTTGACCTTAGTAAAAAAAAAGAAGGTGACTTAATAACACCACGAGGGAAATACAAGGTAAAGTACATCCTTTACAGGAAAGATAGGATTAAAAAAATACAGTCAGA